GTCGATCAATCACGAGCTACGCTTTCAGCTCCAGATCCTCCGCGCTCGCTCGCGGTGGCTGGTGGAGAACAACGGGTACGCCGAAGGCTTCGCGCGCGCCGTCGCCGACAACATGATCGGGCCGAAAGGCATCCAACTCCGCGCCGAGAACCGCACGCGCTCGGGGCAGTTCGTCGCAACGACGAATGACGCCATCGAATTCTCGTGGTCCCGCGCCGGCACTCCAGCCAACTTCGACGTTGCGCGCCGGTTGTCGCGGCTGGACCTGGAGCGGCTGGTTGCGCGCACCGTGGCCGTGGACGGCGAAGCTCTTGTGCGGATCTGGCGCGGGTTTGGCAACGCGGACGGTTTCGCGGCGCAGATGATCGACACCGATCTGCTCGACGAGAACTACAATGTTGAGGCGTCGGCCGGGCAAAACCAGATACGCATGAGCGTGGAGCTTGATGTCTGGGGCGGCGCGGTCGCGTACCATTTGCTAACATCGCACCCCGCGGAAATGGGTGGTGCACGGACGCGGGTGCGCGTGCCGGCGTCGGACCTACTGCACCTCTTCGTGCCGCTTCGCGCGGGTCAGATTCGCGGCGTGCCGTGGCTCGCGCCGGTGTTGACGGACATGCAGATGCTCGACGGCTACGAAGAGGCGGAGCTGGTGGCCGCACGCACTGCCGCGACGCAAATGGGGCTGCTCAAGCCGAACGAAAACGCCCCAAGCGACACCAACGGACCCGCTGCCACTGAGTTCTCGGCCGAACCGGGCCAGTTTCGCGAGTTGCCGTACGGCTACGACATCGAGCAGTGGAACCCGCAACACCCGAACAACGCATTCGCGGCGTTCTGCGACTCGATCCTCCGCTGCATCGCACGCGGCGCGGGCGTGACGTACATGACGCTGACGGGCGACCTGTCGAGCGCCAATTACTCGTCGCTCCGCGCCGGTCAAGGGCCAGAGCGCGACGCATGGCGCGGGCTGCAGCAGTGGATGATCCCGCGCCTGCATGATCCGATGTTTGAGGCGTGGCTGCCGTATGCGTTGCTGTCTGGCCGGATCGCGGTCGATTCGCGCCTCGCGTCGAATTACGAATCGCGGAGCTGGAAGCCGCGTGGATGGCAGTCGGTGGACCCGCTGAAGGATCTGCAGGCCGCCGAACGCCGGATCGCGCTCGGTGTCGGCTCTCGGACGCGCCTGTGTGCGGAAGAAGGCGAGGACTACGAGTCCATTATCGACGAACTCGCCGACGAGCAACGCTACGCTGATCAAGAGGGCGTGGACATCAGCGGCATCGATGCGCAGCCGCCTGTCGCGGGCGCGACGGACGTGTTGCCGATGCCGAATCCCGCCGATGCGGCCACCCCTTTGCGTCGTCCGGCGATGCGCGAGATGCGCCGCCGTGCGGCTGGAGACAAGTAAATGATTGACCCGACGATCCGGCTCAAGCTGGCGAACGTCCGTGCCGCGATGGCTGCGGCGCCGTGGGCGATTCTGCCGTCGAAGCTCGACGAGTTGATGGCGGTGGTGAACGTCCATGCGGCCGGCGGATCGTTGCCGCCGCGCGCAGACCCCTACGCTGCCCGGCGTGATGCAACGCGCGGTGCGACCCGTGGCGCGATTGCGGTGGTGCCGATTTACGGCGCACTGGTGCCGCGTGCGGGCATGATGACCGACATGAGCGGTGCCACCAGCGCGGAAAGCATCGCGCAACAGGTGAGCGCCGCTGCGGCAGATCCGAACGTCGGCACGATCCTCCTCGACATTGACTCGCCTGGCGGGTCGGTGTCAGGGATTGCCGAAGCCGGCGCACAGATCGCCGCCGCATCGGCGCAGAAGAAAGTGGTCGCCGTCGTCAACGGCATGGCCGCATCGGCCGCGTATTGGCTCGCGTCGCAAGCGTCCGAGATCGTGGCGTCGCCGTCGTCCATGAGCGGCAACATCGGCGTCATTATGACGCACACCGACACGTCGAAGGCCGACGCAGAGGAAGGTGTTTCGTATCAGGTCATCAGCGCCGGCAAGTACAAAGCCGAAGGCGCGAACGGACAGCCGTTGTCGGATGATGCCGTCGCCGCGCTGCAATCGATGGTCGATGACTTCTACGGCCAGTTCGTCGGCGCCGTGGCCGCTGGTCGCGGTGTGAGCGTCGCCGCCGTCAAGAGCGGATTCGGTGAGGGTCGCATCCTGACCGCAACACAAGCACTCGCCGCCGGTGTGGTGGATCGAATCGGCACGTTGGAATCGGTGCTCGCGGGCCTCGGCGTCTCGGGGTCCGCGTTGCGGACCCCGATGCGTGCGGAGTCCGAGCCCGTCGCACTGACCGCAGTTTGTGCACCGCAGGCGCCAGAGGCCGCAGCGGTGGTTTCCCCTCTCCGCCTCGTGACAGCCGCATCGGCTAGGAGTATCGGTATGACCCCTGAAGAACTGGCCGCGATTGCGGCCGCGAATGCATCAGCGACGGCCGCAGTATCGGCTGAGCGCAAGCGGACGAGCGAGATCTTCGCGCTCGCACGCGACCACGGGATTGACGCCGCGCGCGCCGATGGCTGGGTCAACGCCGGCACCAGTGTCGGCGACGTGAGCGCGGAGATTCTGAGCGCCAAGCGCACCGCATTGACCGTCGCTGAGCCGACTCGTGCGATCGTCGGGCAGGACCGCGCGACCGTTGCGCCGTTCGTCGCTTTTGGCGATTTCCTCCGCTCCGCGCGCAACGCGGAAAACGTGCCGGATGCGATCGACCCGCGACTCCTGCCGTTCCGCGCCGCTGGTATCGGATTGGGCGAAGGGCTGGGCTCGGACGGTGGATTCCTGATCCCGCCGCAGTTCTCCGAGCAGCTGATTACCCGCACGTTCCTCGGTGGCAAGATGATGCAGCGCGTGCGCCGCGTGCCTGTCACGTCGAACCGCTACGGCATTCCGATCGTCGATGAAACCTCCCGCGTGGCTGGATCGCGTTGGGGCGGTGTGACTGCCGCATGGCAGGGCGAAGGTGCGACCGCTGTCGCGTCACGTCCGCGCTTCCGCACGCAGTATTTCGACATCAAGAAGCTGGTGGCGCTCGGCTACGTCACCGAAGAGCAGCTGGAAGATTACCCGGCCACCGCGTCGGTGCTTGATCAGGCGTTCAGCGAGGAAGTGATCTTCGAGTTTGAGCGCGCGATCTTTGAGGGCACGGGTGCCGGCTCACCGTTGGGCATTCTGAACAGCCCCGCGCTCGTCACGGTTGCCGCTGAAGGTGCACAGGCGGCGGCGACGGTCAACGTGACCAACGTGATGCGGATGTACGCTCGCCTGTGGTCGCGCTCGATGACCAATGCGGTCTGGCTGATCAACCAGGACGTGATCCCGCAGCTTGGTTTGATGACGTTGGGCAACTTCCCGATCTACCTCGCACCGGGCCAGCTCGGCGCGGGCTCGGACTTCGGGCTGTTGCTGGGCCGTCCGGTCGTGGTGACGGAGTATTCCAGCACCATCGGCACCGTTGGCGACATCATGCTCGTCGATCTGGATCAGTACATGGTCACGGACCGTCGCGGCGCTGCCATGCAGCAGTCTGCCCACGTCCGATTCCTGCAGGGCGAGCAGGCGTTCCGCCTCACGTTGCGTGCGGATGGCGCACCGCTCTGGCACGCGCCCCTCACGCCCCTGAAGGGCAACAACACGCAGAGCCCGTTCATCGCGCTCGCCGCTCGCTAATCCTTTTGGAGATCACTGCACATGGCTGATATGATGGCATTGCCCGAGCAGGCGCCGAAGTTTTTGGCGCTGACTCCGGCCACTGACGCGGCGGGTCGTTCGTCGTCGTTCTTCTCGCTCAAGAACGCGGCGAAGGCGTTCGCGTGTTTTGAGATTGCACAGGGTAACGCGGCGACGATCGATCTCGACGTGCTGCAGGCGTCTGCGGTTGCCGGCACCGGATCGAAGGCGATTTCCGGAACGTGCCGCATCTGGTCGTGCGTGGACTCGGCGACTGATCCGCGCTCGGTGCGACAGGCCAACGCGGCCTCGTTCACCACGTCGG